CTCCAAAATTTCTCCGGAGGGATATTTATGAAATGGGTTTTATATTCTAACGAGCTATACCACCATGGAATCCTCGGTCAGAAGTGGGGAGTCCGCAGATACCAGAATAGAGATGGTTCTCTAACAGCTCTTGGTAAAGAAAGAACAAGACTTTCGAATACTGTATATTCTACAGCTGCTAAAAGAGAACCTCAGATCACAAAAGACATTAAGTCCTCTGTAGAATCCTCGGGTGGAAAGATGTATGGATTAGAGCATAGACTTAAAACTAAAAGAAGTATTGCTAGAAAGATACATGCAGATTCTATGGAGAAAAGTATAAGTTATGAAGAATCTGCAAAAGGACTGAAAGACGCTGTCCGTTATACATCGATTAATAATGACAAGAACTATGTTAAAGGATATTTCAACACTAAAGCTTCTTTAGAGAGTAAAGGGTATAAAGAGGTTAGATGTAGGAATTACTTCGACATGTATAATAAAGGACTCGTTAAGCATAAGTCAGTTCAAAGCATATTTCAGGCTCCTGATGGCTATATGTTTGAATTACAATTCCAAACACCAGCTAGCCAAGAGGCTAAGAATAAAAAGGTTCCACTTTACGAAAAAGTTAGAACACCAGGAATCTCTGACTTAGAAAGAAAACATTTGGAACAACAAATGGAAAAGTTAGCGGAGAATGTATCAAACCCCATCGGAATAGAGCAAATAAAATCGCATGGTTGATTTGCCTTATTAAACATGCGCCCCGGTTGTGGAATGAGATTGGTGCTTTTCCTTTCGGCCAAGTAACTCTCAACCGGTGGACCATGATCGGGGCGTATATTTAATAAAGGAGTTTAGTTATGAGTGAATTTATTTTTCATACTGTAAAGTATTACGATGCTCTAATGCATCATGGTATACGTGGTCAGAAATGGGGAGTTCGTAATGGCCCTCCTTATCCGATAGAAGACAAAGTTTTAAGAAAAGGAACGAGGTTAAACCATGTAACACCAAAATACCTTAAGACAAGCGATCTTCTTAAATCAACAAAAAATAGACCACTATATACATATCGAGACGATGAGAAATGGGATAACAAAGTGTATAAAGGTCCTTTTACATATGGTCTTGCAATGAAAGGGGCTAGATTTGTAGCAGAACATAAAATGATAACTACAGAAGATATGAGAATGCCTACCAGAAAAGAAAGAAGGGATGCTTTTACAAACATGCTTGGAGAGCAAAAAACTTTAAGCGGAAAAATTAAAAGAATGGAGGCAAAAAATTTTTTAAAGACTTGCCAAAATAATGAGAAATATTATAAAAGCAGAGGTATTAAGACAACAACAAGTGACGAGATACTTAACATGAATATGAATAAGATCGTAACTGAAAAAGATAAAGATAATGCTTACTTTCTATTCAATAAGTATATGTCATATGCTTATAAAAATCCAGCCGTTAAAAACTATATGAAAGAAATGGAGAAAAATTATGATGCTATGGTTGATGATAATAACCAAAAAGTTTATAATGACGCTCACGACCCTATAATAGTTTTTAAAGGCTATAAATACTTGGAGCCTTATACCAATGGCGGAAATAGTTCTGTATCACTTGTAACAACAAAAGAAATAGGTGAAAACCTGGCAGCAGTAGATAAAGAAATGAAAAAACAAGGTAGAAGAGTAGCCTTATAAAGAAAGGATAAACAATGAAAAAAGCATCCAAAGAATCGAAACCGATTCGCCCAGCGCTTACGCCGGAAGCTAGGGAAAATCAGATGATTGCTTTGGCAGTAAACGCAGCAGAAGAACAATTGATGAATGGAACAGCTTCATCTCAGGTAATTACGCATTACCTAAAGTTAGGCTCCACCAAGACTCGATTGGAGAACGAAAAGCTACAAGCAGAAAACGATTTGCTTAAGGCCAAAATAGAAGCTCTCAATTCTCAGAAGAGAACTGAAGAACTCTATGCTGAAGCCCTTAAGGCAATGCGTGATTACAGCGGAATGGGAGGAAATGAAGATGTCTGATTACATTATACATTCTAGTGGAGAATGGAAAAACCACAAATGGATCCGTAGAGATGGTTCACCTGGAAACTATAGGTATTACTACAAAACTACAAGTGCCGGAAGAGAAATAGCTGGCCCTGTAGTTCGTCAGCATATGAATGAGATTAGTGCTGAGCAGAGACGACGTGGTGAAGAAATAAGAAACGATCAGGTTAATCGTATGATCGACGGAATGTCTGGAAGAAATAGAAATATTAATTTCATTGGCGGACGAAGAAAAACAAAAGAGCAGATCAGATACGAAAAAGGTCAGACAATACGAGAAGATATGGCTACAAGGGCTGGTGTAAGAGGTGAAGGAAGTGAAAGCAAAACAAAATCTAGTAAAGATGTAATACCAAATCCTTCAGTTCGTAAGCATTTAATGGAAATCAGTGAAGAGCAACAGCGACGCGGAAAAGAGATACGCGATGATCAGGTTAACCGTATGATCGATGGAATGGCTGGAAGAACATCAGTTTCTCCTATTGGTGGTAGGCGTAGGCAGAACTCAAAAGTATCCGGATCTTCAGCTGGAAAAGATATGAGTAGCGCAGCAAAAACTTTAAAAAATGATCTTGAACGTAGACGTAAAGGAGCTGCTATTCGAAATGATCAGGTTAACCGCATGATCGATGGAATGGCTGGAAGAACCGTTACTAGTGTTGTTGGTGGATCACATTCTAGTCGAACAGCTGAAAAGAAATACAAACAGTACAGAGATTTATACAAGAGGTAAAGTTATGAGCAATTGGCTGATGCATAGTAAAGGTGCTTGGAAAAAGCACAAGTACCAGACCAGAACTGGCACGGCCAATCACTGGTCATATACTTATCTTAGGGATAAAACTTCAAGAGATGAGTATAGACTTGATAAAGAGAATGCTGATGTCGCTTCCGCTGAAAAAGTTAACAATTCGCTTAACGAGGCTATGGACTCGGTTGATAAATATTCTTCCGAGCATCCATTTGGTTATTACATGGCTAACTATACAGATAAGTCAAAATCCGACAAGCGAGTTAAGGATGCCTTAAAAGCAGCTAAGAAAGTTATGACATCGGCGGCACTCTTCGTTAAGTCTTTCTATGACTTTACGGTCTATGAATTTACAAAAGTTATAAAACATGGAGATAGCGATATGGGAAACTATTATTCAGATGACGAGTTATACCACTGGGGTATACTTGGTATGCACTGGGGCGTAAGGCGTTACCAGAACAAAGATGGTTCTTTAACTTCGGCTGGTAGAAATCGCTATCAGTTTAGCGAGAATAATCACCCATCAAAAGGGATCAGCCGTAAGGAAGTTAAGCATCTGATTAAGGATTACAATCGGATGCATGGTACTAACATAAAGGCTAAGAAAGGTACTTTTGTTACAAAAGGACAATATACATACGATCATAAAGGTAGGCGTGTCCAGACAAATCAGCAGGTTAGAACAAAAGACGATATGAACATTGAGCGGGTAGCTAATATGTTAAAACGTGCTACAGGCCGCGACAAGCTAGATCGTATGACTACTGAGCAGCTCGAAGATTATTACAACAGAGAATACTGGAAAAGAAAGATAAAAGATCTTGACAGAAAAGAAACCAGCCAGGGTCAGCAGTTTATACAGGATCTCACGAGAGAAAGCGCTAAAGCATTTGTTTCTAGTGCGGCTGGTGGATTTGGAGAAGTTGTTAAAGATAGCATGACTTCTAAAATGTACTCTGATAGATCTAGAAGAGAAAAAGAACTTGACTACGAGTATAAAACGAGGTATGATTTATTTAAGAAAAGGCACAACATAAAGAACGATAACAATAACAATAAGAATAATAACAACAACAATTAAGAGGTGATCTAAATGCTAAGTAATACAGCTACACCGGTGTATTACGGTGAGTTTAGAGAAAAAGTCTTAAGAGGCATAATTCCAGTTTGCCAAGAGATAGAATTACAGATGAATCGAATCGATGAAAAGATACGTGATCCGCATTTCTATTACGACGACGAGGCAATCAATGGCTGGATTAGGTTTTGCGAAAAAGAGATGACACTGACCGATGGATCAGATTTGGTTCTCATGGATTCGTTTAAACTGTGGGCTGAAGATTTGCTTAGCTGGTTCTATTTTACTGACATGTCAGTATTTGTGCCAGCACAAGATGGTTATGGCGGTCATTACGAAATGAAAACCATAAAACAGCGTCTTGTAAACAAACAGTATCTTATAGTTCCACGAGGTGCTGCTAAATCAATGTATGCTGCCTTGCTTCAAGCGTTCTGGTTGAACATTGATACGAGTACTACGCACCAGGTTACGACAGCTCCTACTATGAAACAGTCTGAAGAAGTTATGTCAACCATAAAGACAGCTATAACTAGAGCTAAGGGTCCACTCTTTAAGTTTTTAACTGAAGGCTCGCTTCAAAATACGACTGGTTCACGTGCGGATAGACAGAAGCTCGCACCTACAAAAGACGGTATCGTTAACTTCTTAACTGGTTCAAAGTTAGAAGTAAGACCTATGAGCATCGATAAGTTACAAGGTCTTAGATCAAAATACAATACTGTGGATGAGTGGCTTTCTGGTGATATTAAGGAAGATGTCATTGGCCCACTTGAGCAGGGTGCGTCTAAAAATCGAGATTGGGCAATAGTTGCTATATCATCTGAAGGTACAGTAAGAAATGGTCCTGGAGATTCCATAAAGATGGAGTTAATGGACATACTAAAGGGCGAATACAATAACCCACACGTATCCATATGGTGGTATAAACTGGATGATATTTCCGAAATAAATGATCCAAACATGTGGATCAAGGCTAATCCGAATCTTGGAATTACAGTTTCTTATGAGACTTATCAGCTTGACGTCGAAAGAGCTGAGAAAGCACCTGCTGCAAGAAATGATATTTTAGCTAAAAGGTTTAATCTTCCAATGGAAGGTTTTACATACTATTTTACATATGCCGAAATCCAATTACATCCAAGGAGAGAGTATTGGAATATGTCTTGTGCGCTTGGAGCGGACCTTTCACAGGGTGATGACTTTTGCGCATTTACGTTCCTTTTCCCGTTATCTGACGGAACTTTTGGAGTTAAGACGAGAGATTACATTAGTTCTTGGACTTTACAGAAACTTCCAGGCGCAATGCGTATAGCGTATGAACAATTCATGCAAGAAGGTTCTCTCATAGTGCTTGAGGGAACAGTTCTTGACATGATGGAAGTTTATGACGATGTTCAGAAGTATATAGACGATTGCGACTATGACGTAAATTGCTTTGGATATGATCCATACAATGCTGCAGCATTCGTTGAAAGATGGGCATCTGAACATGGACCGTTTGGTATTGTAAAAGTTGCTCAGGGTGTTAGAACAGAAAGTGTTCCACTTGGAGAACTTAAGCATTTATCCGAACAGAGGGCTTTAAGGTTTGATCAGGAACTTATGAAGTTCGCTATGGGTAACTGTATAACTATGGAAGATACAAATGGTAATAGAAAGTTACTTAAGAAAAGGCACGAAGCAAAGATAGATGCCGTAGCTGCTATGATGGATGCTTTTGTGGCATATAAGTTAAATTCGGAGGCGTTTGAATGATACCATATAAAGTTATAAACGAAAACAGATTAACTCATTCGTCTGGGCCATGGAAGAATCATAAATACAAGCGTAGGACTGGAACCCCCGGCAATTATGTATATGATTATGGAGAAGATGGTTCGGACGATTTAAAAACTCAATTGGAAGAAGCTCAGAAAGAAGTTGATGAGGCGAATGCTCAAATAAACGATACACTTGACGAATATGAAGGACAAGTAAATGGGCTAGAAATGGAAGGTCAAGCTCATTTAGGATCGAAAGGAACTGGAGCTAAAATTAACTACAAGTATGATCCTTTTAAACAGAAAAACAAAAACAGCATGTTTAACGTTAGCGGCGACGGTGTTTTTCTGTTAGATAGCTCGTTAAGCGATTTGAATAGTATTGATGCATCACCGGCTATAAACTTTTTGAACAACACTTTATCGATACAGGCTGATGTAAGTTACGAGAAAGGAAGTAAACCATCTATTGGGAATGTCAAAGTTAACTTTAGCGGAGGTAATTTGCTGGATGCTTTAAATGATTCAAAAGCCGGCCAGGCAGTTAATAGAGGTAAAGATTATTTAGGTCTTGAAGATGAGCATCGAGCTGGACCTGGAGCTAGTGGGCATACAAAAACAAGAGGTACACATTCGAAAAGATATAGCAATCTTATTAATAAGTTAACGAAAGGACATTGATATGAGTTTTGTTGATAATTTAAAAAAAGGATGGAATGCCTTTAGAGGTAGAGAACCAACTGAAGAGTATCCATATCTTGGACCTTCATATGGTTACGACTATCAGTATAATCATAGAAGATTCCAAATGCCTGGCGCTGAGAAAACAATTCTTACAGCTATTTACAATAGAATAGCAATGGATGCGGCCGGCATAGACATAAAACATGTTAGGCTTGACGAGCAGGGAAGATTTTCTGAAGAGATGGATTCCGGGCTTAATAAATGCTTAACCATTGAAGCCAATACAGATCAAAGTTCCAGAGCATTTATACAGGATGCAGTTTTGTCAATGCTTGACGATGGTGTTATAGCTATAGTTCCAGTAGATGCAGACACTGATATTCGGTATACAAAAGTATTTGATGTGTATGAAATGAGGGTCGCCAAGATCGTTACCTGGTATCCTCAGGCCGTTCGCGTTGAAATTTACAATGAACGTAATGGTAAACGCGAAGAGAAAGTATTGCCAAAAGCTACAGTAGCTATAGTTGAAAATCCGTTATATGCGGTAATAAACGACAGAGCTTCTGTTGCTCACAGGCTTGTACAAAAGTTAGCGGCACTTGACATCGTCGACCAGGAAACGAGCTCTGGAAAGATGAACATGATTCTTCAGATGCCATTCTCTATAAGCACTGAAAAACAAAAGAAGAAAGCTGATATGAGGCTTAAAGCGGTTGAAGATCAGCTGCAAGGATCAAAATACGGAGTGGCATATGTTGATGCTACTGAGAAGATAACTCAGTTAAATCGACCGCTTGAGAATCATTTGCTCGATCAGATAGAGTATTTGCAGAAGATGCTCTATAGCCAATTGGGAATGAACGAAGATATTCTCAATGGAACGGCAAACGCCGAAACAATGACTAACTACTATAATAGGACAATCGAACCTATTGTAGCTGCTATAGCAGACGAGATGAAGAGGAAGTTCCTCACAGATAGGATGCGTGCTAACGGGCAGAGTATAGAATACTTTAGAGATCCGTTTAGGCTTGTTCCTGCATCTGATATGGCAGAGCTTGCTGATAAGTTCACAAGAAATGCAATAATGTCTTCGAACGAAATCAGACAGATAGTTGGTTTGAAACCTTCTGATGACCCTGATGCTGATGTTCTGAGGAATAAGAACCTCAATCAGTCGGCCGAAGAAGAACATACAGAAACTAATAAGGAGGAAAAACAAAATGGTAAACGGGTATGATTTTGCCGGTTGGGCTACACGTAATGACATACGTTGTAGTGATGGCAGAACAATCCGTCACAACGCTTTTAAAGAATGTGACGGAAAGAAGGTTCCCTTAGTTTGGAATCACCGCCATGATGATCCTTTCAATGTTCTTGGGTATGGCATACTTGAGAATAGGGATGAGGGTGTCAGAGTATATGGTTTCCTTAACCATTCAGAAGCTGGTGAAACTGCTAGGGAATACCTTAAGCATGGCGATATAGAGTCTCTCTCTATATACGCTAACAGATTGGCTCAAAATGGCGGGGATGTTGTACATGGAGTCATAAGAGAAGTAAGTCTTGTTCTTAGCGGAGCAAACCCTGGTGCGTATATAGATCAGGTAATGGTTCACAGCGAAGATGGAGATGAAGAAAGCGATTCAGCAGTTATATTCAGCGGTGAGCAGATCGAAATGTATCATAGCGAAGATGCTGGGAAAAAGGCTGAACAGGAAAATGAAGATCCTAAAAAGGAGGAAACACAGATGAATGATAGCATGCAGCATGCAGATGAAAAGACTGTAGGTGATGTTCTTAACGAGCTCACCGAAGAGCAGAAAAATGTTGTATTTGCTCTTGTTGGACAGGCACTCGAAAACGGAGAAGAGGAGGATGAAGAAGAAATGAGACATAACGTATTTGACACAGATTACAACGATGGCGGAGCATTCCTTAGCCACGCTGATCAGGCTGATATAATCAGCGACATGAAGAAGTATGGTTCCCTTAAGGAATCTTTCCTGGCACATGCAGATGCCATGGGATTTGATGGCGGCGAACTTGCACACGCAGGCAGTGACGGTATCGAGTATTCACAGGATAAGCAGGATTATTTTGTAAATGATCCTTCATTCCTGTTCCCGGAAGCTAAGGCTCTTTACAACACACCTCAGTTCATCAAGAGAAGGACTGAATGGGTTGCATCTGTTATGTCCGGAACAAAGCATTCACCTTTCAGCCGCGTAAAGACGATGTTCGCTGATATTACAGAGGACGAGGCAAGGGCTAAGGGTTACATCAAAGGTAAGCTGAAGAAGGAAGAGGTATTCAGCCTGCTCAAGAGAACAACCACTCCTACAACTGTTTACAAGAAGCAGAAGATGGATCGCGACGATATCGTTGACATCACTGATTTTGACGTTGTATCCTGGATTCGTTCCGAGATGAGAATGATGCTTGACGAGGAACTTGCTCGTGCAATCCTTGTTGGTGATGGAAGACTCGCTTCTTCTGACGATCACATCAATGATCAGAACATCAGACCTATCTGGACAGATGCGGATCTCTTCACAATCAAGAGACGTATCGCATTTACATCAGGTATGGATGCTGCAGCAAAGGCTAAGCTTGTTATTCAGGAAGCTGTTCGTTCTCGTAAGGATTACAGAGGTTC